GCTGTTGCCACATCAATGGCTGATTTATTAGGTGGCACATCAGGTCAGATATTGGCAAAAAATTCAAACACGGACATGGATTTTGTGTGGATCACAAATGATGTTGGTGATATAACAGCTGTGACGGCTGGTACAGGTATTACAGGCGGTGGCACATCAGGCGCGGTCACAATTACAAATGACATGGCAACGACAATTACCGCAGCAGGTGACATTGTTGTTGGTACTGGCTCAGGCACATACGATAATTTGCCAATTGGTACAACAAATCAAGTGCTCACAGCTGATACGACTGTTTCACCATACAAAGTCAAATGGGCGGCAGCATCTAGCGGTGGTATGACTTTACTTAGCACAACAACCTTGTCAGGTGCATCTACAACTATTTCAAGTATTAGTGGAGCTTATCAACATCTTTATGTAATAGTTTATGGCGTTACTAACGCAACAGCAGATGGACAAACTGTGATTCGCACTAATGGTCTAACTAGTGCTTATTATGGAACAAATATTCGTAACACGACTGTGGGTACAACTAGTGGAGGTGGAATAACTTTTGAACAAGGTACTAGAACCTCTACTACAAACATCAACGCAGTAACTTTTTGGGATTACGCTGACACTTTTGTTTCAGATAGGCATTTAGTGTCTGGAATTGGATACACACCAGCCAATACTAATTTCCAAACTTGGGGTGGAGTAGCAACTGCATCAGCCATAACAAGTTTAGAGTTTGTCAATTCAGGTGGTAATTTTACTGCTGGCACAGTCGAAATTTGGGGGATTAAATAATGAGTAGAGAAATGGTCAGAATACATAACACAGAAACAGGCGAGATTGTAGATCGGGAAATGAACGATTTAGAGTTTGCGCAGTATCAACTAGACCAAGCAGAGCAAGCGGAAAAAATAGCGAAGGCCGAAGCCGAAGCAGCAGACAAAGCAGCGTTATTAGCCAAATTAGGCATAACTGCCGATGAAGCGAAGCTTTTATTGTCGTGACATTTCCACAAGGCACATTGCCGCGTTTGATTCAGATTGCTCTGGCCGAGGTCGGCACAGCTGAGACTGGAAACAACGAGACAAAGTATGGCAAACACATGAAAGCCGACAAGCTGCCATGGTGTGGGTCATTTCTGAATTGGTGCGCGGATCAAGCTGGTGTGAAAGTGCCAAATGTGGTCAGCACTAAAGCGGGGGCTGAGGCATTTAAGAAAAACAAGCAATGGCACGAAACACCAAAGATTGGTGATTTTGTGTTTTTTGATTTTATCATTGATGACAAGGTGACAATCAATCACATTGGTTTGGTTATCCGAGCATCCGAGAAACAGATTGTGACTATTGAAGGCAATACATCAGGCGGTGGAGATCAGCGCAATGGTGGCGAAGTCATGGTCAAATCAAGAACTTTGGGAGCAAGGTCATTTGTTGTCGGTTACGGCCGACCAACTTATGGCGCGTTTTCGGGTGATTTGCCCGACCGACCAAAAGGAGAAAAATAATGGATCAAGCAAAAGCAATGCTGGCATCATGGGCAAGAAGCTCTGTGGCTGGTGCGTTGGCCGTTTATATGACTGGCAATACCAATCCAAAAGATTTAGCTTTGGGCTTAGTAGCTGGACTGGTTCCGGTATTAGCTCGATGGGCTAACCCAAATGATGTGGCATTTGGTAACAAGAAGTGACTCGAAAACTGCTCGCAGCAGTATTGATTTGCTTAGGTTTATCAATACTGACTGCCTGTGGTTATCAAGGATGGACACGATATGAATGCCAAGAATTCAAGAATTGGGAAAAACCAGAATGCCAAAAACCGCAATGCATCCCATTGGGAAACTGCACTAGCGATGTCATTGGAACATTATCACCATCGCCTAGAGCGAAGGCGTAGTGCCGAAGAAGTCCATGCGCAACTAATTCTAATTATTGGCACAACGCTTGCCATGGTATTTCTTATTGTGACTGTTGGAATCACCTATGCATTAATCTTTGTGACTCAGCCCATTTCTGCCCAAGCGCCCAATGATGCCGCTTTCATTGATCTATTAAAAACGCTGGCAATTTTCTTGACTGGTTCATTGGGTGGTGTGTTGGCTGGAAATGGATTAAAGAGCAAGCCGAAAACTGGTAGCGACACGCCACAATCCACGCGGGAATCTTGAATTTGTCGGTTTTGCCTGTCACTCTCTATTTCGGGAGCTGAGACACGGCTCCCAGAAACGGGAGCAAGAAAATGACAACAAGCGAAATCGGATTGTTTGTGCTTATGGCAATTGCCTGTATTTTGTGGGCTATTTGCAGTTATGCGGTTGGATACAAAGAAGGCCACAAAGACGGCTACCAGCGAGGCAGAGCCGTTGGCCGCCATATATCAGCTAAGGCGGCACGCTAATGGCGTTTATGGATAACTATGAAGGCAACAAGGAGCGCACAGATCGCTGGATTGCGACCTATCCTCAAGGACGATTGGAAACGCTAATCGTTGAATTTAACGCTGAAAAAGGTTATGTGCTGGTTCAAGCCAAAGCATTTAGAAATCAATTAGAGACAGAGCCAGCTGGTGTGGATTATGCACATGGCTTTCTTGCAGCTTATCCGGACAAAATGAAACGCTGGATGATTGAGGACACCTGCACCTCAGCTTTGATGCGCGTGATGGCCTTGGTCATGGGCGGCACGGAGAAAGCCACCAAAGAGGTAATGGCAATTGTTAAGACTGAAACACCAGCTGCTGACTATGACTACTGGACAACAAAGCATGGCGATGTGCCAAGCTACAAGACCAGAGAAGAAGCCGAACAGGCTGAACCAATTGCTTGGGAAATACCAGCTGAAAGCGCGCCAAGCTGCTCACACGGATCAATGCGATGGAATCAAAGCAAACCCGATGCACCTAAACCATGGGCTGGTTACTTTTGCAATGAAAAAATAAAAGAAAAACAATGCAAACCACAATGGTTTGTGCTGACCAGCGATGGCACTTTTAAGCCACAGGTTTAGTCATGAACAAAACAGGTTTAATTATAATTCTAGCAACAATTGAAATTGTCGCATTAACTGTGATGATGTGGGTGGTGTTCAAGTGAGCGATTATATGGAAATCATCAACCCACAAACACGCATTGCCAAGGTGTTCTTTGAAGGCAAAGTCATTGCTGAGTATCGGGTAGAGCAATGCGATAAATGCTCAAAGCTTATGAAATTTGACCAATTTGGCTATCAAAAAGGCTATGACCACACGGAAAACATTATTTGGTTTTGTGGAGGTTGCCGATGATAGATCGAATTGAGGAGGTGCAATGCATGATTGCAGCCATATCACATTGCCATGACAGGTCAGCAGATCACAGCTCACGAATAGTAAAAAACCTTTCATGGTTTGAGTATGTGGCACAAATGGGCGAATCGATGCTGGCTGAAATGGTAGTAGCCAAGCGATTGGGCTATGACTATAAACCTGGCATCACATGGGATAAATCAAAGGCCGATGTGGGCGAACACATTGAGGTCAAATGGTCACCCAATCCCAACAGCAATTTGTGGATACAGGAGAGCGACCGCGAGGATCGTGACATTGCTGTGTTAGTTACAGGCAACGCACCTAAGATGCACATTGTGGGCTGGATGCCCGTAGCTGTGGCAAAAAAGCCTAGATATAAAAACACTAGCCAAAACAATTGGACTGTGCCACAGGTTAATCTGCAACCCATTGAGACATTGATTAGGAGCAACTATGCACATCCTGCAATTTGATTGCGCAATATGCAAGAAGCTTTACGGAAAGCCTAAGCAACGATTTGGATTAAAGAAAGGTGCCGAATTAACAGAGCATGAGTGGTTTGCACAATGCATGGGATGCGGCACATTTGGCATCAGGATTGTGGATGATGCCCGGATTGATGAGTTGAGCCAATGAGAAAGTTATCCACAGGTGTTATCCACAGGTGTGTGAAAGCTGTGGGACTCGCTCAAGATTACGCTCCTTGCTTGACAGCATCATTACCATCTACACAAGGTAGCGAGCCGGTGAGCCGGATAGCTCGCGGCCGATGTTTGATGGTTTGGGCCGTGCTATGTGTAATTGGCATTACACCGGCACATGCAACAAAAGATGTGAAACAAGCATCAATTGATTCATTGAAACTTTATGCACATTCAAGGATCATCAACTACAAAGAATTCCAATGCTTTAATACATTGATTACCAAAGAAAGCAATTGGCGAGTAGAAGCTATCAATCCCAATGGCAATCACTTTGGTTTAGGTCAAATGAGAAATACAAAGTATCGCAACCTTGATGGGTATCGCATGATTGACTGGAGCTTGCGCTATATCAATCACAGATATTCTGGAAAGATTTGCGATGGTGCATTGGCACATTGGCGAAAGCATGGGTGGCATTGATGTCTAGTGGCTGGAAAGGTGGCAGCTCAAGGCAATGGCGTAAGATTAGAGAGCTAGTGTTGAAGCGTGATGGCTGTTGCCAGCAATGCGCCCAAAGCGAAGGCCCAATGCACATTGATCATGTAATCCCAAAGCGTTTAGGTGGAGGCGATGAGCTATGGAATCTTAGGCAATTGTGTCAAAGCTGCAATTTAGCCAAAGGAGGCCGTTTTTTTGATACGGAAGGAACAC